TTTCGAGAACACTATATACTAGCTAGTAGTATTGGACTCCCAATAATCAATCTGGAACTCGACAGTGAACTCCTCAATTGTGTCAGCTGAGTCATAGTTCACGTCAATAGCAGCAACATTAGTCGGCCAGCAACCACGGAATGTATATTCCTTAGTGACGGTGCCTTCTTTATCCAACTGAGCAACAAGCATATCTGCCTGGTATTCAGTAGGATTGTTGAGTCCACTGTTATCAATGTGACCGTTTATCCCGTTCATCCATTTCTCAAAAGAATCCCGAATCTCAAAGCCTGCATCGTTAATAATCGTCACAGTCCAAGGTTCGAACGTACGATCACCTGCAACAAAGAGTTTTCTTCCACGGAAGTTAACTTCGATAGGAGAAATAATGCTAGCTGGTATTGATGCACCTTTACACATGAACGACGTTAACTCACTATTTCCACCAGCAAAGCTAGGGAAGTTGAGAGTCGCCTGAAACATGTTAGCACGAGCACCACCACCTGTCAGTTTGGCTTTGAAGTTATCTACACCTAAGTTTTGATTTGCCATTTTTTATATTCTCCTATTGGCCGGCGATTTCAGAAAAATCGACGCCTGTTCTTGTTGCTATAAAGTTTAATGTAATGAAGTTAATCGATCGTGAAGGCTTAACAAAAATGTCAGCTACGAATCGATTTGCATCAATCACTTGTCCGGTATTATTAGTTCCATCACAGACTACTAAGAAGTCTGTAACACCACGTCTACCTTTGATATCTCTCAGGAATGGCTCAAGCAAGTTTCTGAATTGTGCCCTAGTAAATTCATCATTGAATTCAAAGAGTTGAAACTTAGCTGCTGTTGCAATTGCCTTTTCCATCACCAAGAACAGTCGACGTACGTTAATACGATCGAATGCATTAGGCTTGGCCAGCAATGTTTTATCGCCGAACAGAACAGTTCCTTGTCCAGGGAAAGATACGATAGGATTAATTCGTGCTTTATACAGAGTATCTCTATCGGCTTGCTTAGGATTATGTGCGAGTTTAGTTACATTGAGCAACTGACCGCGAGTGAATCCAGCAGGTGAGAACCATGCATCAGCAGAAAGGTCCGTTGCTGCACAGAGTCCAGCCATATGACCAGAAGCACTAATCCATCGGTATACGTCGTTATATCGATCATATACATATAGAGCAGTAGAATCAGTAGCAGCATAGGAAGTAGATGTTAATCCATCAGCCCATGTTTTTACGTCAGCTGCTGGTGCAGAAGAGCCTACAGTTGCTTCAATAGGAGGTGATACAAAGGACATACAATCTTTACGTTGCATTGCAATCGAAATCATATTCTGTGCAATAACGATTGATCCACTGTTATCAGGAGCGCCAAACAGTAGATTTACATCAACTGTTTCGCTGTCATTAAACAGCTCCCATCCATTATTCAAAACACCTTCGCTGACAATGTTATCATCAAAACCACCAGCCAAAGAAGTATCTTCAGGTGAAGTAATTGTTACAAATGAGCTGTTAGAAGCGATTGTTTCACCAGCGTTTGATAACTCAGTAATGTGACCAGTCCACCAAACGTATTTGGAAGTTCTATTGATCTTGTCAACATAGTAGTTAGACGTCCCATCAGATCCTTGCGCATCAGATGCTTGTGATACGAAAGCGAACGTTTCTAGGATACTACCAGGACTTCCAGAGATTGCACCGTCTTCGTCGACGACGACAATATGCATTTCGTCATTAGCGTCAGTTTTCCCTAAGGCAACAGCTCCATCCGAAGTTCCAGGAGCAGAGTCGAATAAGTTGCTATATTCCCAGTCACCAAAGGTTGCAACACCTTGTGTACAAACCGAGACCTTTATTGAGTTACCGTACACACCAGGGTATTTAGCAGCCCATGGGTCTATGTCACTCAGATCAGCTGACTCATAATCATCCTGGTTCTTAATAAGTGCACCAGCGATTCCGCCAGTTGCGTTCAACGCACTGCCAACCACTCGTACTACTTTAAGTGAATTTCCGTACTTCAAGAATGAAGCAGCGGAAAGAAAATGTGAAAATGTGTTATTATCTGGAGTGCCGAACATATCGACAAGCTCCTTCTCTGAACCAATGGTACGAATTTCGTCGCACGGTCCAGTTGTGAAGGCTCCGACTGTCCCGCCAATGCTGGTAGAGACTGCTGGAACAACTCCTGTTGCGTCTATTTCTTTTACCTCGACGCCAGGTGAGACTTGAAAAGCCATATTATTATCCTCAATGATAGGTATATTAAATACCCGTTGTTATTTATATGTGTGCATGCTACGGAATGTTTCTCAATATAGTTTATTTATATAAACCGCACTTTTGGTAAATTATTATCGTCGTCGTTCCCAAGGACCTGGAGCTGATGAAGATTCGAATGCGTCATGCCTTATCCATACTGTGCCATCTCGTTCTTGTACACGTGAATCTTTATTTCTCCCATCATCAATAATACCAAATGGTGTTACGTCGTTCTGGATTTCCTTCAGTCGTTCTTGGTAAAGCATATGTTTCATATCAACATTAGCAATATCGGCAAAGATATCTGTTGTTGTAAACCATGCAAACAAAACTAAGTTCATTAACAGATCATCATGATTCGGTGCTTTGGCTGCATAGCTCGTCCCATTAACCACGAATGTCGACATTTCTATTATAGTATTACTATCAACAATATTCAACTTCTTCTGTTCTATTAAATCTTTCACCGAACTACATCCTATACGCTTGATTCGCTTGTTCATCCGGATCCCAACAGAATTCGCCTTCACCATCGATTCCAAATACATATTAGGATATTCTAGATCGTACCAAAGCCCGTTTGCCACAACTGATCCCTGATCATTTGCTTCAACGAGCACATATGCCTTGTTAAATATATTCGCATACTTGTAAATTATATCTGGAAACAAAATTGGTGATAGTGTATTATCCCTAAACACAGCAACCTGTTCGAACGGTTCAACACTTACATCTATTATATTAAAGGTAGAATAATCTTGATTCCTACCTTGTGCAACATCAACTGCCATTACATATTCGTGGCTAGCCATCGGTTGTTTATATATCAACACATTTTCTTGAGCAAATATAGGATCGATAGATCGTTGCTCAAGTAAACATGATGAATTGATTAGTGTATTACCTCTCCCAGTAAACTCATTACCAAACTCCTGATCGAACTGCAACTGGCTTGTATTAGCAATAGTTTCTTTTTTCCACTGATCATCCCGACCAGGTACATCCCACCAATCCACTCGGAACGGATGAAATCCATTTGTTTTTTGTAGTGCACCTTCCCAGAGTTTATGAAATATATTACCAACCCCGTTTACTGTAGATGTTATGATAATCTTTGTTGTTGAACCAGATGAGATAACAGGATAAGTTGATGTATAGAACTCGGCATCATTATCAATAAATGCAAACTCATCTAGGAAAATTAAATTAGCAGATATTCCTCGTATAGAGCTAGCAGAAGTAGCAGAAGCGATTATTCGCGAGTTGTTCGAAAATTCAATCGAGCCTTTATTGAGTGCCTTGCATCCAGGTTGTAGGAAAAACGGAAGATTCTCTAATGCTAATGTTACTCGGCCTAGCATTTCTCTGGCCAGAGCTCCTTTGTTAGCTAGTATAGCAATTGTTTTCTCAGGATGAAAGATTGCATACCAGAGGATGTAGCAAACGGATGATATTGATTTACCAGACTGTCGACAAGCCAAAACTATATTGAATCGATTCTCCTCGAAATGCTTAAACATTTCTTTTTGGTAATCATACAGGTCGAAAGGAACTAATCCCTTATCAAGATTGATTATCTTCACATACATTTGCGCAAAATAAGCTGGATCCTGCATGCATTTTTTGTATTCTTGAACTTGATCAACCGTCCACTGGGTTTGAATACCATCGCGTTTAACGTTGGTATTACCATTATATACTATCTTTTCTGGTTTAATTATCGCCATCTATAATCTTACTGTCACCTAATAGTCTCTGGAGCTCAGTAGTAGATCCAACAAATAAATTATTATTAGTAGTAGTTTTAGCCTCATTTGGATCAACCTTCAACTTCTCAATCTCAATCTTGTTCTTTTGTAAATCCATAAGCTTATCAGTAACATCACCAATATCCTTTATTGAACGTGATAGCACTTCAAATGCTCGGGGGTGTTCTGATTCTTTGGCCAACTCCGCGAGTGAATCTAGTGAATTCATACCAGTAGCAATCAACTCCTTGTATGTATCTCGAGACAACTCATAGTCATCACGGACCTCAACCGCGTCACGTTTTTCTTTTGCTTTGCTTAAAGGTGCCGGAAGATGGCCAGCTTTGGTTTCTTTATCTAACGTAGCCGCTAATCGCTGGGCTGCTTGATTTTCCATGT